GAGCCGATGATCGGGGAATCAGTCAAGGTTATGACTGTGCTACCATCTCCGGGCAAGTCCACTGTATATAATGTAGGATCGATAAACTCCGTGCCTTGGAATATTTGGAGAGGAGCAAATACAGATTCCTGATCAATGGGCACATCTAAAATCAAAGGAGTTCCGTCATAGACAAATCGGAAAATTTGTCTGCTCCGATTTTCTTGTGCTGCTGTCTGCCAGCCAATAAGGCCGGAAAATAGAGTTCTATCAATGTACTGGCGTGCTGTTCCAATACTGATGTTTTCAGTGGTGCTGACATTGTCTTGAACATATAAAAATGTGTCATTATAAAAATAATTGTCAAAGACTATATCGCCCACATTGTTGATGTTGAGATATTTTAGAGCAAATCCCAGAACTTGATCAGTTTGGCTGGTTCCTCCCAGCGCATAACCAAATAATTTGCTGCCTTCAAAAGTGGTCGAAGGATAGGTGTCGCGGTCACCAAGACTGCGTCCTAGGCTGTCAAACACATCCCATAGAGGCGCTTGATTCACACTGGTTTTCTGTTGAGCCAGAATCCAGTCAGTACCATCGAATCTATAAGATTTACCTTGCAGTGTGTTGCCGCTGAGTATGACCACATTTTGATCTACCAAGGCCTGCCCAAAGGGAATAGGTACCAAGTCGATCACGGGCTGTGTGGTAGTCAGGCCGTCGGGGTCGATAAATCTCACTAGGTACACACGATTACGCACATCTGGATCTTCATCAGCGGCAAAGATCACAGTAGATCCATCAAGCAGAGCATATCCATCAGTGGCATAAAAGGTGCTACCGTTGACATTGAGTAATGCATTGCTCTGGCTAAAATCTATGATATTGACTGGCTGTTTGCCTTGGGTACCGAAGTCCCACAATCGCATGTTGGCGCGGAATTCAATCACAGGCCTCTTGGCCCTTTGTGCATTGTCAAACACAGCGATCTGATTATTGTAATCAGCAGTAGCTTGGATCACATCTCTGTGGAACCATCTATTGCTTCGCGTCCAAGCATTAAGATCTCGGCTGGCCCGATTTACTGTCAGATAGTCTGGAACTACTGGCGCATTCAGTGTAGAGTCGTAGTTCCCTACATCATACGGTAAGCTATCAAAAGGTACAGTGGCGCTGACTGTATAAGTCTCTGGTGTGACAAAATCTGTGACTGGCAGCAGTCTTATGCCATTGCCCAAGGTGGCTCCTTGCTGCGATTCGTTGGGCAACGGTGCACCTTCGGGGTATCCGGCACCTTGATTGGCAAGACTTTCCGCTACTGTGTCGTAGATGTATTGCTGGAAGGTAGTGTCGCTGTGTACAGACCCAGTTAATTTTTGTCCCAGGTAATAATGCCAAGGACCAAAATAAGCTTCTCCGTCGACGAATCCCGACCTGGCATCTATTCCGGGCCCGCTTCCTACTCCTTCGACATAATATTCGAGGTTGCTATAGTTCGTAGGATTAGTGGTACCACGGAACTGGACTTTGAGTCCATTGGTAAAAATTACTCCATTTGGGCTAGTATAATTTTTTGCGCCAATGATGTCGTCAATATTGATTGGTGTGAAATCGGCTTGGTCGATCAGCTGTATCTTTCCAAACAACAAAGGATTAGTAGCATCCTGGTAGTACAAAGTATCCAGGCTAGCAGTCAACAGCGGAATCTGTTCAAAATAACCAATTGCGTTTTTAAACCATGCAGTATTGGAATACTGGGTACCAAATAAAATCCTAAATTTAGTCAGTTGGGAGACTGGCAGCACAGGAGTAAGTTGCAATATAGCATTGCCATCATTGTCATATTGATATTGGATCAACCAGACACTGTATCGATCTGCTACCGAGAGTACAGTAGTTTGGTCATAGGTCTGTGTGTCAAAACTACCAATCTGTCCATTGTTGCTGTTGGCAGTCACTACCAACGATAGGTCATTGGCCGGAGTAGTGCCTCCCAATTGATCACCGGATATCGTGAGAATATCTCCAACGTTATATCCGGACCCAGGCGAAGAGACCAAGACAGAAGCACCAATGTCTGCATATGAACCAGATCCCAATGGCAAGTCCACAGTTATCTGTGCTCCGACCCCGGAACCGCTGGTCGTGGTTGTTAAATTTTGGAATAAACCCAGTCCTTGCATGGCGCCGCCTGCCAGCCACGATGCTGTTATTCCAGTGGCCGCCACAGTGACTGAATCTATCGTACATGACAAAACTGTCCAGGTACCATTGTAGTCACTGGGGCTGACACCAGTGACCTGTATCTGGCATCCTGGCACAAAAGGAGCACTGCCCGAAATAGCAGCAAAAAAGAAAGTAGCAGTATCATTGATGTTGTCAAATGTGGCACTGACCACTGATATCGACCCGGATCTAGTTCCTGTGGGCACGGTGAATGACATCTGTGATTCAGGATCAAACTGTGTAGTAAGCAGCCACCCACCTGATTCAGGATCTGGTTCTTGATTCAAGAATGCCACTGTCAATCCATCGAGTCCAGTGACTCCGTCTATGCCCGATGGATTCTGTGCCAAGAAAGTGTTGACATAAACATTGTTGATCTGGTCAAAGTTGAGATTGGTCAGCAAATCTACTGTACCAGCGGGCTTGCCGGCTGCTTGGCCTGTGTAAGGCATGTTAGTGTAGAAACTCTGTGCGTCTTTCAACGGCACATCAAAGGTCACAGTGCCATTGTCTTCGCCGTTGTTGAGCACGCCCATGACTCCGCGGCTGCTGATATTGTTGGTGCCGGGCATGAGCCCTGATATACCAGGCGCTGCCTGTATATAGAACGGTGTGCCAGTTTGATTCACAGTGAATGTGTAATTTCCGCCGCGGACCAAAGTCAAAGTTGGATTGTTACCGGCCACATCACTGAAAGTATAGGAGGTCTGTCCGCGGGTGACTTCCCAGGCGTCAGTCAACGGCACTGTACCAGTGAAAACATCTACCGAGTCAGGGCCAGATGGTAACCAGTAATATTGGCTGTAATTTACAAATTTGTCGAGATCACAGAACGGATCCCAGGTATAATATTGGCTTTCCCATAAACGATCCTGTCTCTGGGTGTTGGCTCCCAGCAAGTTCAGTGCATCGATCATGCCAGGATAGGTGATGGCATCCAAGGCCCGATTAGTCTCGGGTTCGAAGAAAGTCACAGCAGGTTCTAGTTGATAATCTTGACGGACTGCTGTGGGTTCAGTGACATAGTTATCTGCAGGATTAACCCCAGGACCTACACGCCGACCTACATATCCCTGTGTGCGTTTGAGATTAGGCTCGGCCGTGAGTTGATCCAAGGTGGCAGCCAAAAACTGACGATTAGTTTCGGTGCGGAAAATTTCAGGCAGTAAGTCAACAGTGCGGCGCTGGACCATTAGTATTCACCTGTTTGGCTCAAAGAGTTCTCAGTGGGATATAGTCCCGACACAGTAGACTGTGTCCTAAGTTCAGACTGCGTGAGTGCATCAATAACTTCTACATCGGCCACGGTCACGGCATTGACGAATATTTCATTGGGAGCTGATCGTATTTCATAGAGATCACCAAATGTTTTGAGAGGATTCAGTGGCACCAAGACCACAGAAGATATGATAGATCCGATACGCTCATGCAAGAAAGCCGATAGTTCGCTCATGAAGAATGTGTCACCAAAATCCCATTTATCAATGCTGAAGTAATCATTCATGTTGGCCACAACCTGGCTTTTGATTTCGCTGATTGAAGCCGTGGTATTGGGCGCTCGTACCACTTTAATCACACCACGCAATTCAGGTGTGGCCTTGGCGCCAAACAAAGGTTTGAACAGCACTGAATTCAGGACCACATTGTCCGATATCATCTTGTAGTCATTGAGACCACTGTAGGCAGTGGTCAGTTGAGCAATGGTTGGAATAGCAGGTTCAGGTACCGAACCCGTGGTATCTTTGATGTAGTTTTGGTATTGGGTGTAATATTCTTGAGTGACCACATAAAGATCGATGATGTTGGTCGCTCCAGGGTCTATGACATTGGTCAATGGGCTGTTGTGCCTATATTGGAAATAAAGACTCTGACGACCTGTGCGGCTGATATAAATGGTCTGTTCAACCAAGGTGCGATTTACTATACCATTGACCGTGGTTACAACTAGTTTGTAGAAATAACCTTCGGTGGTGGTATAAAATAATTGTCCATCGATGAACTGTGCTTTGACCAATTCTATTTCGTCCAGGGTGGCATAACTTGTATTGATCACACCGGCTGCCACTGGGAGATATCTTTCCAATCCATCTGCATCGGTCAATAATTCAAGGAAAACTTTTTTCTGGGAAGCATTGACCGTGGGTGCTACCAGTGTATCAAAGAAATCTGGATCATCGGCTACTCCATCTCCGTCACTGTCACTGTAACTGACTACCACTTGATAATCATTGACATAGCCATCGCTCTCCACTGGTTGCGCGATGATATCCATGACTATATCGCCGGTCAATGGTTCGTTGCTGTCAGGGCGACTGTTGGTTTTAAGAGCCCGGATATAATCGGCAATGGTAAGTCCTGTGCGGCTATCATAGACTTCTTGGCTGCCGTCATAGAAAAATCTAGTCTGGATCACAGATGCCCAAAGATAATCTAATTGCCTGTTGGTCACGGTGTAATTTATACCGTCAGTGACAAACTGTATCAACCAAGAAGCATCTAAGCCAGCACCCGTGGTGTTGCCCGCATAGGTCAGGCTGAAGGGAGCATTATTGTCTAGATTTGTGGAGGTAATCATGTACCAGGTTCCAGCAGTTCCTGTGACTGTGCCAAGATAATCATAGCCCAGTCCAAAATCTCTGTAGAGTTCAATCTGCTGGATAATGCTTTGCTCTAGAGCAGACGGTAAGTCAGTGACAAACTTGGGAATGACTTGGCTGACTAAGGCTCCGGTGGGAACGAAGTTGTTGATCGTCACAGGACCTGTGCCATCTTCGAGATTGCCCAATCCGTTGTTAGTACCATCTAATATAACTGCTGTGACTGTGGCCCAGATTTCTAATTTTTCGTCTGCCCGAGTTGGCACCCCGGCTGCCAGCCTATTGTTGGCATCAAAATAATATCCCGCCGGTGGAACAAACTTGATTAAAGCGGCCTGTGTAATGTACTTGTTTGAACCCGAGGTATAAGCACCGATGGGCTGAGGTTGTGCCGGCGAATTGATGTAGAAATAACCTGTGGTCTCATTGACCAAACGAGTGCTCTGGAACCAGGCTTGCTGGAATACCGTGAATGGCACACGAGGAAAATTTGTAGGATCATAGTAAAACTGTATGAAGCCGCGGCTGGGCAACAGAGGTTCTACTGAATTGTTGATCACATCCACGATCTCATTGCGATTGATCCAATCAAAATCAAAAGTTGGAAGTTGATTTTCTCTATAGATCAAACCGTCAGATGCGAATATGTTAGTAGATGAATACTTGCCAGTGACATCTGTTAGATCGATGTAGCGACTAGTACCCACCGCCGAGCGGGCCACTGCCTTGCTCTTGATGATCGAATTGTATCGGGTAAATGGGAAGTTGTTGTAATCTTCTCCGTTGACCATCCTGTTCTGCGTGTAGTAACGGGCCGGAGCTCGTTGCTTGATCTCTTCTATGGTCTCGCGTGCCTGGGCATTGCTCACCGGTTCAGTGATGCCACAGACCAAAGTCAAGGTCTCTAGCCGACCATAGCGGCTGACATAACTGATCTGGAGATCCACGGCCTGCATCTCTTCGGGATTGATGATATACTCTAAGCCGTTGCTGGCACGCACATAGGCACGGAATGTGCCCACTGGTATTTCAGCAAACACACCATCACCAAAGGTCAAAGTAATCTGATCATTGGCTCGGCTGGTGATGCTGTATAATTGGCGCTGATCCGGAGGCAATTGTTCCACTGCTCCGGCATAGATACTTTCTACATAATCCCACTCATCGGCGATGCTGCCAAGATCATCTAACTTGAACAGCCAATGGTCTTGATCGTTACAGCCCTCGATATTGATATTGACCGTGCGGTTGGTCAGTGCTTCGGCCAAGTTAAAATCTTGATTCTGCAATGTACCCTGTTTGAACAGGAAGAAGAATCCTGTGTTGTCTGATCCAAATCCCAACTGATCATTACGATATAGGACATTGAAAGTGCCCGACGGACGCGGCGCCGGTTCATAGACATAATCGCGGCCTTCGCTGGTGGAACTTACCGCTTCAAATGGCATGTTGATGCCATCTATAGTAGAAGTATAAGGAAGCACAGGCAAAAAGCCCGGTACTAGATTGATGGCGTATTCAGAAGTACGCACACCTAGGATGTTCTGTTCGTTGCCGGGACGACCAAATTTCTGGCTGTCAACCAGGGCAGCATTAATGATCTGCGTGAATTGTTCTAACCAATCAACGTTTGTAGGATCATTCCAGTCCACTGTGATATTGGCTAGATTAATACCGTTGTAGTCTATGACATTTTCTGTGGTCGAAACAGAAAAAACTTTCAAGAATCCTTGTGCTGCCTCGTTACGCTTGGGGGTGTAAGAAACCAAGTTGGCCAGGCGCACCACTGAATCTCGCCGTTCGGCAGTGTCTAAGAAGTTTTCCCTTGCATTGAGATCGTTACGGAATGCCAGGGCTTGTCCCATAAACGCCATGACATCTAGCAAGGCGATAAACTCCGATGACTCTATGTAATCGTTGAATGTTTCAGGATAATAGACGCGGAGATAGTCTACAAAACTCTTGCGCAGAGTCTCAAAATCGTAGGATTGGAAGTCGGCTTCGCGGAAAGTCTGGTACAGTCTTTTCCAGTCTTCTACACCAAATATCGCGGTTTGTCTAGCAGTCTTGGCCATGGTTCCTCACTAAGTCTTGTATTTATGGCTGGCAAAAACTGGGTAGTTTTACACGAAGCTGGCCCGGCGGGTCTCTTGATCAAAAAAGATGGACAGGCGTTCGGCCGTGGTCGTGGCCACTACTTGTATTTCTAGTTCGATCAAGATGCCATTGTCTTGTGGATAAGAGTTAGCGCTGGTCAGATATACCCTGGGATCCCCACCGGCCACTCGCTGGCATTCGGCTAGGATAGCACGCTCAGTTTCTGGAGTCTGATTTTCAAACACATAGCTCCACATGATGGTGCCATATCCAGGACGCCCAGGCAGGGTGCCTTGCTGTATATTAAAAGCGTTGGCCAGATCGCGCTTGATCAGTTCAAAATCCACCAAGGTGAATTTTTTGTATTGATTGATAGTGTTGAATCCAATGAATGTGGGCATGCTGATATTTACCCGTTTTGCAAGGTGCTGAGCTGTGCTTCTAACCGCGCTAATTCAGCATATTGCACAGTGGTATCTTGCCTGCGACGGGTCCGCCCGGCAATGATCTGCTCGAGGTCAGATATTTCGTTGCGTAGCCTTGTTATGGTCTGTGCCCGGGGATCGGCTGCTTCGCTGACACGGGTAGAGATTTCACCGGTGGCTGGGTTAGTCAATGGTGCCAGCCCTCGAGATTCTCGTTCAATATCGATCTCTTCTTGCACCTGTTCATCATCTGCGGCATCGTACACCAGGTCAGAAGTTGGGGTCGATCCGTAAAGTCCTGAACTAAAATCAGGAGTGGGTATTTTGTCGTCGCCGATTACTTCGGCCAGGGCCTGATCTACTTCATCTCGTGCCACTGTGTTCGAGAATCCACCTAACTGCAATCCTGTGACCACAGAGCTGGCTTTTTCATCCACGAAATTCACGGCATACTGGGCATTTTTAGCCACTGATCCGATGCTAGCTGCTACTTCTGGTGGTGCTATGCCCTGCACCCATGCTACGGTATTGTCAACACCAAATTTGCTGGCAGATTGCACTAGCCCGGCCAATTGCTGCGGTGCTTCTAGGCCAGTGACGATTCCGGCAGACTGCAGTCCTTGCAGGCTACTGCTGAGTATTTCGTTTTGGGTCAGGCTTTGGAGATTGACATCTCCCAGTAAGTTATTCAAACCAACCACATCACCTTTACCAGTCCATACCGACGGTGATGACAACACTGATTCCAGTTGCGCAGGATCTTGCAAGTAAGTCTGCACAGTACCGGGTTTGAGAAATCCCGACGATTCCAATTGTTCGGGCGATAATCCATATTTTCCTATGCCTTTGTCCAGGCTCACCACATCAGCTGCTTGGCCAACATCAGCCGCTGTCTGTGCCATGAGACCAGTGACTTGACCGGTGTCCAATGATCCCACTGAGATTTCTGCTGGTGTTTGTTCAAGATACGCAGCGGTGTCTATACCATTGGTCACAGGCAAGGTTTCAGTACTGGCCAGGGCATTGGCTGTCTTTTCCGAAAGATCTTGGGCGGGTGTAACGCCCAGACTCGTGGTGGCATTCACTCCTTGATTGTGATAAGGATAAGGCTCATGAGTGGGTGCGCGGGTGACTATGGTTTTCAGTGTTCCTGGTTGTGCTGTCCAGCCGCTACCTTGTACAAATTTGGTATCTACTAAATTTAGATCTTTGAGATTAGTAGGTGTATCTACTGGAGAACCGCCTCCGGAGTTAAGATTGATACAGCCTGCTTTGAGATTCAGGCTTGAACCGGCGTCCCAAGATCCTGCTGAACTATTTTTTAGATTGAGACTGCCATCGCTCTTGATGCCAATTAGATTCTTGCTGTACAAGGTCATTTTGCCTGTACCGATGATGTCAACGCTGGCTTCCGCTTCCAGTTTCATCACCGGAGTTTTCACATTGAAATTACCACCGGCGTACATGTTGATGTCTTTGTCCGCATGCAGATTGATAGTACCTTGTGTTCGTATGTTCACAGAGTTGGTAGAGAACACATCCACTGTGCCTTGCTTGCCAAACTCCAACCAGGTCTGACCGTTGGCATGTATGATGTAGAAACAGTCACCGTCATCGCTCATGGTGATCTGATGGCCTTTGGCTGTGCGGATCCTAACAAGATTATCTCGTCCTTCAAGATCGCCATCATCTAGCACTATGGTGTGACCGCCGCGTCGAGCGATCACTTGGACATCCTGCGGTTTCAACTGACCGCGTTCCAGCTGACCTTTGATGTCTCGCTCGTTGAGTCCACCTTGATAGATGGCCTGTCCCGGCGTAGAGATACCAAACACCGCTGACGGTGATTCTCTCTGGGCATTGGATGTGATAGGACCTCGGGTGGTATCCTTGATCAAGCCCTGCTGCATCATGATACCAGCCAGGTAACTGTGTACAGGTTTGACCTTGTCAAAGAATCTAGGATCTTCGGCAATCTCTTCGTTTTCGTTGTTGATCTCGGTCACGGGCAATTGGCTGGCACCGGCGAAATAACTGTCCTGTGGACCATTTTGTAGATCAAATCGGCGGCTGGCACCAATGGCCGGCAGCATGTGATTGATGGCAGGATCGGGCACACAACCAAGATAATAACCTTGATTTGGATCACCGGTTACGAAGAAACAGATGACCTGTGTACCAAGATCGGGCGGTGTGAACCACATGCCATAACTCTGTTGATTGCCAGTGAAAGTTCCGGCGGTTTCGCCATTGGAACCTCCCCCGGGGGTGACGCCATAGAACGGCGGGATATAATTGACGGTGCGCCACAGACTCTCATCTGACTCGTCCTCGCCTGCAAATTGTTCCACATATACCTGGAGGCGTCCAGATCGTGTAGGGTCAACATTGTTTTTGACTATGCCAATCACTGGGCCAGATTCTGTGGGTGTGCCACCTCGATCAAATTTGTACCCGGCTGACCGGCCTTTGGTGCGGTTTATATTCTCGGGCATTTAGGTTTCTCTCCGGGTGGTCTGTCTCGGTGCGCTGGTTGTGGGTGAATTGGCTGCTCGTTGTTTAATCGCTAGTCCCTGCGCAGCTTGGTTTCGTTCTTGTGCCGTTATCTTGCCTTGACTGAATAGACCTTGTATCTCTTCGTTGCTGGTGGCATTGACCACACCGCGATTGGTAAACACAGGCACCGACACCGGCTGCCCCACTGCCGTGCCCGACGCACCACCCTGGCTGGCCACAGCAGCAGCACTAGAGGCGGATCCTACTACCTGGCTGCCGGATGTGGGAGGTTGATCGGGTGCGGCAGTAGTGAATCCTTCGGCTGCCAGAGAATCAGCGGTCAACGGTCCAGAGTTGATTCCTAGCTGCTCTCTGCGGGCATTTCGCGCGGTAATTGCGGCCTGCTGCTGCCGATCAGACCAGGTCTTGGCCCCAAATCTAGCCTGATTAGATGCGGCCTGTAGACGTCGCGTCTCTGCGTCAGATTCATTGGGTCCACGAGTAAATGCGCTGGCAGGTCGATCCTCAAAGGCAGCCACAGATTCTCTTTCGGCGTCGGTTTTGTTTTTCTGGGGTATGGGATAGGTCTGTAGCACACCGACAAGATCTTGCTCAAACTTGCCTTGGTTGAAATGACTCACGCACTCTATGGCCTGATACACAAAACTCTGCTGAGGTTCGCCGGCGTTGGTGGCAGTGCGATTGACATTCTTGGTGGTAGGATCCATGATGCCAGTTTCGAGATCATAGTCCACAGGGTTGTTCCATCCCAAGCGGAATAACACTTGCTGTGCTTCGGGGTTGATGGTGCCATCTGGCAGGAAGGCATCGTACAGGAGATTCTGACCCGCTATGCCGGCCCAGGTCTCACCTTGGAAGATCCAAGCAGGATCACCAACTATTTTGAGTTTGACACGAGCCTGATCGCCGGGGCTGTAGAGATAGTCTGCGGCGTTGGCACTGGGTTCATTGACCTTGTCGTCGTCCTGCCCTTGGCTACTCTGCGGACTGTTGACCTGATAGTATCTTCTTTCTATTTCACGGATGTCAGCGGTGCGTGTGACTGGCTGTCGCGGTCCATTGCTAACGATGTAATAGAGATAATTGAAATCTTGGCTGAAATCCAAGATCTGTGTGTTTTCACCGGTGAACCAGTAGTTGTAGATTTTTTGTGCGCCTCGGAAGTTTGGAGGTGAAAAATAGTCCGTCTTGACATCGCTCACAGCGAAAATGTTGATCTGATAAGTGATATCATAGGCATAGTCATTTCGCTTGGTATCAAACTTGTCCAACTGTGGAGTAGCCTGCAGGCCTATGCGATACCAGCCTATTGTCTCAGCTGGACTGCCATTGGGGCGCAATTCTCCAGTCTTGGGATCTCTTTGGAAAATCTGCTGATCGTAGATGTAAGTGCTGGTCCGCACCAGTTCATCCAAGACCTGTACGATGCTTTTGCCCGCTATGATTTTGTTGCTCTTGGCATTGTTGTCAACCTTCTGCGTAGCGGGATTCTTCTGCTGGTTGGCAGTTTGTGCCTGTGTCATGGGCACTTGTTTGAGATTGGTCTGCCCCGGTGGCACTATCTTGGCATTCTGCAGCACATCATCCACTATGATGAATTTATAGTTGTCAGGATACAGCTGTGGTGTATCTGTGCCGGGCCCTGATATTTCGGCCTGGAATTTGTTAAGGGCATCCGCCAGACCAGTGGTCAAGGTTTTAGTCCTGACTGCATCGGCCTTTGAAGGAGCACCGGCTGATTTTCCAGCGGCCACAGGAGGTTGTGCACCGCGGTTGATCACAGATTCATTTGATTCGTAATAAGCGTCAAATGTGCTGGCCATGATCAGGCTGCCGGTGTATCAGAAATCTGCCCCAGGCCCTGGGTGCGACCCGAAGCATTGGTCAGGTTACGCGATCCAGACGCAGGCTGTGCAGCAGTAGGTGTAACACGGCCTTCACCGTCATTGGCGGCGAACCTGGGTGTACCAGTCAAGAGATCTTTCAAGGTCTGGCTCTGCAGTTCTATATTGTAAGGCACAACTCCCCGGCTGGCCCCGATGTTGACATTGTTCTGCGGGCAAACGGCCGAGCATTCGTACTCCACTATCTTATTGGCGATGCGAAACTTGATGCCAGTGAACTGGAATGGTATGAATTTCTCCACCACAGCGTTTATATCGCTGCCAGCAGCATCTTGACCAGTACGACCAACTGTGACCAAATTACCCTGATCATCATAACCATAGAAACGTATGACCATGAGGTAGTTCTGTGCCGCATAGTTCTTGTTGATGTCGCCGCCGCCAACCTTGATGTACTGCTGGGTGGCAGCAAAAAGATTGTTCAAAAATGTGATACCATTGGGTTCAATTACCTTGAATTTTAATTCAGTTACATTGTGGGCACCGCCGGTGCCTTTGCCTGACAGCAGGCTCTTGACCTGCAGATCATCGATGTAGTAGTCCAGGCTGAAAAATTCGTTGCGGCCCAAGGTCTGCAGGCTCTGGCCAATGAGATCCCCGTCAGTGACAAAATCTCTCTCCTGTCGAGACAGCGCAGGCACCGCGGTCTTGGTACCGGCTGGTCCTGCTCCTCCACTCATGAACAACAACTGGTAGCCGGCCACGGTTTTTTTCTTGCTGCGTATCAAGGCACCATACTGCGCTGGACTCATGAGATACACTGAGATGTTATAGGAATAACTGGCATACTGATCCAAGACATTGCCTTGTGCTTCTATGCCTTTGCCAAACAAAGCATTTAACCTGGCCCGCACTGCCGTGGTACCAGGGTTGTCATCACCGGCAGCAGATGCTCCGCGATCCTGTGTGGGAGTTGGGGACGGAGACGGGGAACCTGCGCTAGGTCTGACTCCTCCGGGTAGTGCGGTTATAGGAGGAGTGCTCTGTGTGTTGGTAGTGGGGCGTATTGGAGCATTAGTGCCCGAATCAGCAACTCCGGGTCTTGGACGCTGGGCATTTGAGGGCGGACGATCCTGTGCCGTGACAACTCGACCGTCTTCGGCCACCTGGGCCGGAGGAGGCGGATTAGTAGGGCTGGCACCATCATCTCTGGCTGTCTGTGCTTGTTTTACCTGCTGTCCGGCGCTGGCCTGTGCACCTTGTTGGTTTTGGGCCTGGGTTATCTGAGCATCAACAGAAGCGATTTCTGAACGCAGCTTGGATACTGCCTGGGCTTGCTGTTGTTCTTCTGCGCGGGCCTGGGCGATCTGTCCTTGGAGGGCTGTGCGCTGTGCCGGAGTGGTAGCGAATTGAAGATTGTTTTCAGCCCGTTGTGCGGCACGGGCAGCACTTTGTCGAGCTGCCTCAGCATTGGCAAAGTTTTCTTCGAGTTCACCACGTCGGGATCTTAGTGCTGTGATATCGGCCATGATTAGAATCCTAGCACGGCACGGAGGGTGGTTATCTTGGGCAGGTAGATCTCAGTGCCAGCGACAAAATCCCATGGTGGCGCCGTCAGTGTATTGGGATTGCGCTGATAAAACACCCACCATAGTTCCGGAAGATCATAGAGGTCATAGGCCAGCATATCAGGCCTATACTGGTACACTTCGGTGATTTTCAAGATCTGATCATCGACTTCTTTGGGTATGGCTCGGTTGGTCATCACATCCAGATAAAACTGGGTGTATGTGGTATCAAAATACGGACTGGTTGAATTGTAAACAGCCATTACCAGAATCCTCCTTTGAGCAGATCGCCGTTGGCATACTGTTTGAGACTGAACTGTTTGGATACCTGGCTGCGGCTCTGTATTGGGTGTAGGATGATGTTGATATCCATGGCCGTGGGCACATAAGTGGGCCTGTTAGTACCCAGGCTAGGCGGTGCCGGTGGCGAGGGTATGGCACCTTTCTTGATTCCTTGCGCACCCAACACGCTCTGTATGCGGCTCCAGGCTGACGAAAATGAGTTGGTGGGTAGGTCTTGCCGTGACCGTCGTTGTAACAAATTGGTTCCGTTGATGTTGGGACTTCCTGCTCGTATGTAGTCCACATTGTCGGGCAAGACATAGTTAAATTGGGCCACCACACAAGGTGCTAGATTGAACTGATACTCACCAAAGCCCTGCAGGAATACCAAGGGCGGCGGTGCGCCCCGCTGTGTATCTAGCCCGTAAAACATCTTGGTGATAGATCGGAAGAAATGTATCACTGCCAAGAGATAGTTGGCCTCATTGCTGTCCTGTGCTGTGAATTTGGCATTGATCTGTATGTCTTCCACCTGGCTGCCCTGATAGAAATATCCGCGATAGTTGGAGTGCGTGAGATTGTAAGAATTATAATTGGCTTTGTACGCCGTGGTGACTTGGGGGGTATAGGGGAATACCACACCGTCTGTCACGGCCAAAGGTTGCAGGATTCCAGGTTGATCTGCACGATAGAGATACTGCGCACCCGGAGCCAATCTCAGTTTGACACGCCAGTCACCGTCGTTGGCCTGTTTGCGTTGTTGCTGTAATATAGCCTGCTGCCGTGCACGATCCAGGGTGGCCTGCTGTTGTGCTGCTTGGCGTTGTATGGGATTGTCCTGTTGCTGGATTTCTTCTTCTGTGAGTCCTACCCCGGCACCGTCTACCTCAAACGGATCTATTTCATTTTCAGTATCGTAATCTATGGGGTTGTCTTCGGCCTGTATCTCTTCTTCAGTGAGATCACGATCTGCTATGGCATTGTAGGGATCAATCTCATCTTCGGTGTCGTAATCTATGGGATTGTCTTCGGCCTGTATCTCTTCTTCTGTGAGATCTCTGTCTGCTATGGCATTGTAGGGATCTATGTCTTCTTCCAGATCATAATCCACAGGGTTGTCTTCGGCTTGTATTTCTTCTTCAGTGAGATCGCGGCCCAGCACATCTTCGTAGGGATCAACTTCTACTTCGTTGGCTCTATCCAGTATGTCCGGATCCAATGGTTCATCCACATCACCGTAGCCGGGACCGGGATCCTGATCTAGATCATCACCACCGTCGATGTCTGCAGCGGATAACACGAAATCATCCTGTGGTGTGATCTCGGGATCGGCTGCTTCTTCTTCCTCAGTGAGTTCGGTGTCGGCTTCGGTTTCGGCCACTCGTTCCTCAAGTTCTTCCAGTGTGAGATCCAGTTCTTCTGTTTCAGATTCAACCGGGGGCGGTGGAGGAGCGTCGATCACTGCACGCACTGCTTCGGGATTTTCCTGGAAGAACGCTGCCTCGGCCGCGGCAGCTTCATCACTGACAAAGGTTTCCTGGAAGTTGGCACCGACTTCATTGACCTGTGTGGCTGTCTGTGCTTGGTATTCGGCGATCTCTTCGTCGGTGAGTGGTGCTGGACCAGTGTCAATTTCGGCTACTGATACTTCTTCAGCAGCAGGCTCTGTGACTTCAGGATCAGCAGCCGTTTGTTCTTCAGTGAGTTCAGTATCAGCTTGAGTTTCTATCTCAGCCAAGGGTACTGTTTCTGGTGCCTGCTGTTCTTCGAATGCTGATACTTCAGGATCAGCTGCCTGTTCTGCAGCGGTCAATGTAGTGGGATCTGGATCTACTCCTTGTGCTTCCTGGGTGGAGGCCAGTGCTTGTTCGTCGGTGGCCAGCTGTTCTTCCAAGGCGGCCACCTCTGATTCTTGTGCTGCCAAGGTCTCCAACTGTTCTGTGGTGGGTTCGCCGCCGGCTCGTACTGTGTCAACGATTTCTTGCTGTGTGCTAGCTAACTCTGCTTCGGCCGTGGCCAACTGTTGTTCAGTCTGTTGTACATCTTTTTCAGCGGCCAAGATCTCTTGTTCACCTTGGGCAGTGTCAGCCACTGTCTGGCCCACGATTTCGCTGTTGGACACCGCAGTGGGTTCATCGTCGGGATATAGTTCGGCCAAGGATCCTATGGGAGGTTGTGCTGCTGCGTTTTCGACTCGGTCTTGTTCTTCGGCCTGCTGTACCGCATCCAACAATCCCTTCTGCTCCAGTTCGGCTTCTAACCGTTGGTTGTTTTCTTCCAGTCTGGCAACGAACTCCGCACGCTCTTCAGGATTGGCCACGAATGTTGCCCGATCGCCTTCTTCAACTGCAAAAGTCTTTTGCACTGCCTCCAGCTCGGCTTTGTTCTGGAAATATTCAGCCACCGTGGGATCTGGAGCGTTTGCTATGTCTGCTGGTAGATTGACCTGAGGATCAACTGTGGGATTGACCTCAGCGGGTGCTGTGTCTATTTCTGCTGCAGGCACGAATCCGGGTGTTTGTTGTTCTGGAATAGGAGCAGTAAGAACCGTCTGACCAGTGCCGTCTAGATCGGCGATGGTGGCCTGACCTGACACCAACTGTCCATCCACAGTGACAGTCTGTGCCTGGAAGTATCCTGCGTCAAGATTCTGTTGCTGTACCACTGTGCCATCTGGTGTGGTATCAGTCACAATGGTAAGGGCACCTTGTCCACTGCCCTCTGGACCCAGTGGTATCACCTGATTGGTAGTGGTGGCTCCGTCGGCGAAAGTTGTCTGGCTGAAACCATTCACAGTAGGTGAAGTTTGGCTGGTGGCTTGTCCTTCGGGACTGAAAGTGCGTGTGCCCGATGCATCTGAAATACTGGTGCTGCCATCGGGTCGTATGCGTTCCACTGAACCATCACCGCGATCGATGACCACGGTGCCATCGTTGGTCACTGAATTGTTGGGATTGTCTTTGGCTGCCACATAGGCTGCCTGGCTTTCTTCCACGGTACGCGGTCCCACAGTGGTCTGTGGCACCTGTGGGTCAGTATCCGGAACCACAAAGTTGGGATCTGCTGCTGTGGGCACTTCTGGAGCGGCCTGTGGTGTGGATGCAGGATCCGCGGCCGGTGCAGTGAGACTGCCTGCTGTGAGACCTTTCACAGGTTCGCTTACTATGGGTCCTGCTGGTTGACCAAGGCCCGGTATGGTGGTGTTCAAGGTACCGATAACCTGGCCGTCTGTGCCCTGCTGTTGCGGCACGCCCACGCCCACGGTGCCCGGAGCAGTGGTGGGAGGAGGTGCAGAAAGTTCTTCTCTCAGTGCTGCTTGGCTGGTGGGTGCATTGGTGTAGAGATCCTGCTGTTCTTGAGCATAACGAGCGGCATAGGCATCTTTGTTTGTACCGGCAGCAGCATCAGCACCGGTGCGGATGTTGGTGAGTTCTTGGCGGAATTCTGGGCTGACATTGGTGCCTGTTTCAAAGTTGGCATCAGCATCGGCCAGTTTGTTCACGGCCTGTTCTTTGGCCCGTGCCGCGGCATATTGCTCATAAGAACCTGCCGCAGGCGTAGAGGCCTGGCCGTTGGTGGTCAGGGCATCGTATTCTGCTTGGCTTACTTCTCGTAATTCACCGTTGACATTGATCTGGGGCATGGGGGGTCAGCATCCTATGTGATATTTATGGGTCGTAAAAACGGCTAACTTTATACCGATAGAGGTTGACAACCGTGGCGTTTGTGCTACAATAAATATATCCTAAGGAGAAACACAGTTGTCACTCACTCCCACACCCAAGGTAAATTACCTTAACAATCGCGATTTACTCAAAGAAATACACCTCAGCAAAAACACATACTGCGCATTCCGTGATCGCGCAGCGGATCATCAGTATGACACAATCCTGAGCAGTGTGAGCAAGATCAACCAGCGCACCATCGCAGAAGCACGGCGTAACAGGGCCACGAGGTTGACTAAGGAAACCGGGCAAGAAGTCAATGAAAAGAAGATCCCCAACACTGATCTGGTGTTCCGTATCATGACTTGGGAACACATTCCCCGGGCACCAAAAAAACAACCCAAGGCCGCGGCCAAGAAGAAAAAGATCGAAGACATCCTGGGATTCGAAGAACTGCCACCCGAAGATCCGCTGGCAGATCTCATCGACGAGCCTGTACTGGACACAGCACATGTGCGGGTAAATTTCCCACCGTTTTTCCACTATCGTGTCACAGATCACAAGGTGCCTTACATCGTGGGCAAGAGCCACTGGCAGGGCGATGTGGACACAGGAGAATACAACCGAGACCATGGCAAGATGACACGCAAACTGGCGCAGATGTTCATGAAACTGTGTGAACGCTATGCCACTAGATCAAACTGGCGCGGCTATACTTACAACGAGGAAATGCGCGGACAGGCCTTGCTACAACTCAGCCAGATTGGACTACAATTCGACGAATCTAAAAGTCAAAATCCGTTTGCCTACTACACAGCAGCCATTACTAATTCGTTTACCAGAGTGCTCAATATCGAAAAAAAGATGCAAAACATCCGCGACGACATCCTAGAGATGAACGGACTCAATCCATCGTGGACTAGACAATACTCAAATTCAGCACAACCATCCACGGTTGCAACGCCCTCAGAAGAATAGTATACTCGTTAAATGACCAACTTGTTCCGCAAGACAGCGGTATTCACTGACATCCACTTTGGATTGAAATCCAACAGTGCCCTGCATAACCAGGATTGTGAACGATTTGTTGATTGGTTCATCGCCACTGCCCGAGAGAAGGGCTGCGAAACCGGTATGTTCCTAGGAGACTGGAGCCATCACCGAGCCAGCATCAACATGCAGACTTTGCAATACAGTCTGCGTGCCTTGGAAAAGTTGAGTGCGGCATTTGATCGATTCTATTTCATCCCGGGCAATCACGATCTTTATTATAGAGATCGGCGTGATATCTTCTCAACAGAATGGGCTCGGCACATACCCAACATCATCATTGTCAACGACTGGTTCCAAGAAGGTGATGTAGTGATCGCTCCATGGCTGGTGGGCGATGACCATAAACGCATACAAAAGATGAGTGCGAAATACATGTTCGGACACTTTGAACTACCGCACTTCAAAATGAATGCCATGGTAGAGATGCCCGATCACGGCGAGATTTCGGTGGAACACTTTGGCCATTATGATCAAGTGTTTTCGGGTCATTTCCACTTACGGCAGAACAAACGCAATATCAACTACATCGGCAATGCGTTTCCACACAATTTCGCCGATGCGGGCGATGCCAATCGAGGCTGTATGATCCTAGAGTGGGGCAAAGATCCGGAATATCTGGCATGGCCCGAACAGCCCTTGTACAATGTATGGGATCTCAGCCATGTAATCGATCACGCCGACGAAATACTCAAACCTAACCAGCATGTGCGTGTACAGTTGGACATAGAGATATCATACGAAGAAGCGAACTACATCAAGGAAAACTTCATAGGCAAATATAGTCTGAGGGAGATGGCCTTGATCCCTAACAAAAGATCTGCCTTGGAAGAGGACATGGCCCCGGGCGATGTAAAATTTGAGTCAGTGGATCAGATAGTCACAGATCAGATCACCAAGATCGAAAGCGAATTCTACGATCCCAAACTGCTATTGCAGATATATCAGGCCCTATGAGTTTAGAAAATGTATTGTTATCTATGCAGGAAAAGTACGATTGTTCTGAGCCTTTGTACCTATCTAACTTTTTCAAACCCAATGGCAAAAAATGGTTGTATGATAAATTAAAAAATTTATACCAACCAGTATATCAAAACCGTTATAGAATATTGTTGATTCAAGACTGTGCTGACATCTATGATTACAGTGACTTGCCAGGATCGATGATCACAACTATTCAAAAATACGCCAGTCAAATTGATATTTCTAATTCCTTTATTTTGTTGCTAACGAACAATAGAGATATCGGAAAAGAATTGGAAACTGCAAGAGAGTTGTATTCAACTGACATCTGTTCGATACAATATCATCTGATTGATAGTTTACCGTTTTCTTTAAAATCCAATTCTAAAAAAGACACATTTTGCGTTTTGCCTTGGATGCATTTATATGTTGGAACAGATGGTAATGTGTTGCCCTGTTGTCAGGCTGATCATCAATTTCCCATGGGAAACATCAATTCTCAATCAATCATTGACATTGTTAAATCGCAGCCTTTTAATCAACTAAGGGCCAACATGATTGCAGGATCACGAAGTAAAGAATGTGCCCGATGTTACCAACACGAAGATTCTGGATTACCAAGTCCACGATTAAATCATAATTCAAGATGGTCCAATGTCGATGTTGATCATATAAATCCAAACGGCTTCATCGAAGAATTCAAACCTGTGTATCTTGATATACGTTTAAACAATATTTGCAATCTCAAATGTCGTATGTGCAGTGGATATTTCAGCAGTGCAATTGCTCGTGAAGAAGTAGAATTATTTGGTAATACCAATTCTGTTGATTCGACGCTAGGATCGCAAAAACGAAAATCTGGATTGGCAGAAATACTACAGTATCTTCCAACTGCAGAAAAAATTTATTTCGCAGGTGGTGAGCCACTGTTAGCATCTGAGCATTATGAAATATTGCACACTCTCATTTCTTGTGGCAATACTGATTTAGAAATAATCTACAACACTAATTTTACAACTTTACGATACCAACAACAATCTGTGTTAGATTTATGGAAACAATTTTCTAACATCGAAGTTGGTGCTAGTCTAGATGCCATGGGAGAAGTGGCCGAATATATCAGGCACGGTACCAATTGGAAAACGATCGAATCAAATTTACAATCAGTCAAAACAGAATGTCCACATGTGAAGTTTACTGTTACCTCAACTGTTGGACTTCTAAATATTCCTAGTTTAATTGATTTACAAAAACTCTGGCATACAGATGGAACACTGGATCTTTCAAAATTTTCATTGTCGGTCATGCTGAGTCCAGATCATTTGACTGTGTGTGTGCTACCACTGGAACATAAAAAACGGTTAGATATAATTATAAATCGTCATATCCATTGGTGCGAAGAACATTCTGCGTATTCTCTTGCAAAAAAATGGAAAGATGTGTTAACATACATGTGGTCTAGAGATGACAGTCACCAATTGTCTAAATTTCGGAGATTAACACAATTTATGGATAACCACAGAAAACAATCATTATCCAACACTATTCCAGAATTACAAAACCTATTATTGTGATACAGATCAAAGACCTAACTGTAAAAAACTTCATGAGCGTAGGCAATGCCACGCAAGCCATCAATTTTGATCGCAGAGATCTCACCTTGGTGTTGGGTGAAAATCTTGATCTTGGAGGCGACGGCAGCCGCAATGGCACAGGTAAAACTACCATAATCAATGCTTTGAGTTATGCCCTGTATGGACAAGCACTAACCAACATCCGCAAAGACAATCTCGTGAACAAGACCAATGGCAAAAATATGTTGGTCAGTTTGGATTTTGCTATCAACGGACGCGACTACCGCATAGAACGAGGCAGGAAGCCTAATGTGCTTAAATTCTATGTCAACAACGAAGAGCAGGCTTCAGAAGATGACAGCCAAGGTGACAGCCGTGAAACACAAGATGCTATAGAATCAACTCTGGGCATGACTCATGACATGTTCAAGCATGTGTTGGCCTTGAACACTTATACAGAACCGTTCCTAGCTATGAAAGCCAATGACCAGAGGTTGATGATCGAGCAATTGTTAGGAATCACGCTACTGAGCGAACGAGCAGAGCGCATCAAAGAATTGAATCGCGAGACCAAAGATGCCATCGCACAAGAAGAGATGCGTATCCGTGCAGTACAAGAAGCCAATAAACGGATAGAAGAACAGATAGAAAGCCTGAAGAAACGACAGACACTTTGGTTGGCCAAACAACGAGAGGACTGCGACAAACTGCAATCGGCCATTGATGCCCTGGAACACATCAATATCGATGCAGAAGTGCAAGCGCACCGAGATCTAGAGGAATATCATACCCGTAAAAAAGCCATAGATGACTGCAATCGATATATCCGACAGATCGATCAGGAGCAAAGCAAACTCGAGCGCGAACAGGACAAACTCCAGCGAGAGATCGCTGCATTAGACGAACATAAATGCTACGCCTGTGGCCAGGACATCCATGATGTCAAACAGGACGAAATACGAAAAAACAAACAGGCTTCCTTGCAAGAGATCGCACTCCAGTGTCTCTCCAATGACACACAGCGAACCGAGCATGTGAATGAGCTAGACGATCTTGGTGAGTTGGGATCAGCACCTGTGGTATTCTACGACAGTCTAGAGCTGGCACTAAATCACAAGAATAGCCTTGGAACTCTGCGCAAAGATCTTGTTAGTCGGCAGAATGACGCTGACCCTTATGCGGAACAAATCTCGGATATGCAAGGACAGGCCCTGCAAGCAGTGACCTATGATGCGCTGAACGAATTCACGAGATTGCAGGAACATCAAGACTTCCTGCTTAAATTGTTAACCAACAAAGACAGTTTCATACGCAAAAAGATCATTGAACAGAACTTGTCATATCTCAACAATCGGCTCACGCACTATCTCGATCGCATTGGACTGCCGCATCAGGTCATATTCCAAAATGATCTCACAGTGGAGATCACAGAACTAGGACGTGATCTAGACTTTGATAATCTCAGCCGCGGAGAACGAAATCGTTTGATCTTGAGCATGTCATGGGCATTCCGTGATGTATGGGAGAGTCTATATTCGCCGATCAATGTGTTGTTTATTGACGAATTAGTAGATTCAGGTATGGACACACAGGGCGTAGAAAACTCGTTGGCTCTGCTAAAGAAAATGAGCCGAGAGAGAAACAAGTCAATCTGGCTTGTGAGCCACAGAGACGAACTAGCAGGTCGTGTAGAAAACATACTGCGTGTGGTCAAAGAAAACGGGTTTACTTCTTACAACACTGATGTCGATGTCGCGTGAAATAAAAGTCCTGCATCTTGAACCCACGGACGTGTGCCAGGCAGCATGCCCAGCATGCGCACGAGAGACTGATTTTTCTTTTGATAAATCCTCGAGGCATCATCTCACCATAGAGCAGATACAGCATCATATCAACGATGCTGGTATAAAAAATCTCGACAAGATGTTCATGTGTGGCAACTACGGAGATCCTGCTGCAGGTCGACACACTCTAGATATCTACCGTTATTTCCGCAGGGTTAATCCTGAAATTGAACTAGGCATGAACACCAACGGTGCCATACAAAACGCTGCCTGGTGGCAAACCTTGGGCGAGATATTCCATCGCCAGAGAGACTATGTGGTATTCAGCATCGACGGGCTCGAAGATACCAACCATGTCTATCGTCGCAATGTTGATTGGAATAAACTGATAGAGAACGCCCGAACCTATATCAGTACAGGTGCCAGCGCACATTGGGATATGCTGGTCTATCGTCACAACGAACATCAAGTCGACGAGTGTGAACAATTGGCACGATCGTTGGGATTTACTTGGTTTCGGGCCAAGGTCAGTCGTCGACAACTGATCAATGGCCTGGAATCTCCGGTGAGTTGGAGTTCTCCAGTGTTGAACACTCAGCAAATTGACTGCCATGTGTTAAAGGAGCAGAGTATCTACATAGATGCACAAGGGCGGCAGTCTCCGTGTTGTTGGTTAGGTAACCGTCAGAAAGATTTTATCTCGGACATTGAGCAAGTGATCCCGACCTGGGCAACAGATTCACCGAATCGCACATGCCTATCTGCGTGTGGCCGATCTGCTCAACAATCAAATTTTTCAGCCCAATGGAGAAGAGAAATACAGATATGTTGATGTGGGATCATTGGCACATAGAACCATCTAGTATCTGCACCCTTAAATGCCCCAGGTGCCCTAGATCTGAGGTGCCCGAAACTTTATTAAATCGGAGTCTAACTTTAGAGTTCTTCCAGAATCAGATCGGTGCTGATGTGGTTAGACAGATCCGCAAGATCACTTTTTGCGGTAATGATGGTGATCCCATTTACTGTCGAGAACTCATGGATATCTGTATGTGGCTCAAGACTGTGAATCCCAATATCCATCTAGTGATCATAACCAATGGGAGTTATAAAACGCCCGAATGGTGGAGGGCCTTGGGTCGGATATTGGATCATCGTGATGAAATCAACTGGAGTATTGACGGCTGGGATCAACACAGCAATGAACAGTATCGTGTAAATTCCGATTGGTCTAGCATCATGGATGGCATCAAAGCATTTTGCGAAGCCAACAGTTCAACCTATCGTGTGTGGGCTGCTATCGCTTTTCGATTCAATCAAGATCAGTTAAACAACATGCAGACCATGGCACAGGACACAGGCATGGATCTTTTCCAGATCACTAAAAGCACTAAATTTGGAAGCCATTATCCTGATACCTATGGTGTTTTTGATCCATTGTGTCCTGAGCGTGCTGATCTAGTGAGTTCTAGCCATAGATTTGAAAGGGTGCTGAAATTTATTACTAATCGAACTCGCCCAGGCGAGTTATTGAAAGAGATTTTTTGGAGACGGGCACAGGACCTAGACAAAAACAAACAGCATTCGGGCATCTGCCTCATAGGCAACAAAGGCGTATTCCTCAACAGTCAAGGCGAGTTTTATCCCTGTTGTTGGACAGCCAATCGCTATCAGCACAACAAAGAATGGCACGATTTGGCACAGTCTCAATTCAACCTATGGCATAGGAATTTCTCCGATATCAGCAAAGACGATTTTTGGCGAACCAAATTTTTAGATTTTGATAGCCATGAGTGCCGGACAAAATGCACACCCGACCGGCTAAAAGATAAAGAACATGTAACAGAATGGTAACTACTACAATACATGACATGGTTGTACGAATCACAGGAAATCACGGCGATCCCCGAAGAATATGCTGGTTTTGTTTATCTAATAACCAATAAACAGACCGGTAGGATGTACATTGGCAAGAAACTTAGCAAATTTAAAAAAACCACATACAAGACAGTAAAACTCAAAAACGGCAAGAAGAAACGCAAGAAAATACGCGGCACCATAGATTCAGATTGGCAGACATATTACGGCAGTTCTCCGGAGTTATCTCGAGATGTTGAACTGCTAGGCACAGAAAATTTCACACGCGAAATATTATATTACTGCCGCAGCCGGGCTGAATGCAGTTATATAGAGGCTCGCGAACAATTCTCCCGCAGAGTACTTGAATCAGACGAATACTACAATGGTCACATACAGGTTCGTGTCCACGGTAGTCATATCAAAGGAAAAATAAAAGATGAGTAGTAAGGTAGTTTTTGTTGGATGCTCATTTACTGCTGGAAACGGTTGGATGGACCTTCCGGCAAAGGAAAGTCTAGGAGTAGAATGCAAAGACTCACCACATCTTTGGGTGAATATTTGTCATAAAGAACTTTCTCGGTTAAAAGATCTAGAACTTGTAAATTTAGGACAACGAGGTGCCAGTAATACCGAAATATTCCAAAATGCCGTAAGGGCGATTTCTTCAATGAGCAATATAGACATTATGTTCTGCCAATGGACATCTGCCCCTAGATACAATTTCAAGGTTGGTTTTGAGTTATGGGACACTTCTGAATCATTGAATAATACTGGTTCTAGAAGTCATGATATCAACCTCAACAAAGGCGATCATTGGCCAAGAGAATATGTTAAAGATTTGTTAGATCGATTGCAAGTAATGCACCATTTACACTGGGAGATACTTAAAATAGTTGATTATTCAGCTACGCTATCGAGATTATCTAAACAGATGGGAGTTGATATATTTTTTATCAATGGCCTTTGCCCTTGGGACAAAGACTATTTTACGAAGTTGGAAAATGTAGATCCAGAAAGTTATACTCCTTTTACTAAAAAAGAAATACTTAACATCGAGTCTCGAGATGATAAAGACATTTTCAAATTATATAACTTGGCACATCAACACTATCAGGAAACCGGAGGTATCAATGAAATCGAATGGATTAATCTTTATCATTCCTTTTTACAAAATACCACCGATGTCAACTTTGATTTAATTCACCCTGGCAAACAAAGCAATTTAAATTTTTATAACATAATTAAACAAAAAATCAATCTTGTCAATTAGGCAAACTAGGTAACAACGGCTAGCGCAGGCCAACATCGTGCGTCCTAGATCTGGAACTCGGTTCACAGAGAAGGAAGCCCCATCGTACCATGGGCACTCAACCACTACCCGCGAGGATGATGATCACTTGTAAGCCCTGTGATTTGGTTGTTGGAAAAGAATAAAGAGGCAAAAAGAGGGGAGAAAAACCCCAGGCACTCGATGTGTGATAGCGTACAGATCGTGTGTTGCCGTTGTAATAAGACAGGATGAGTAGGTACCGGACAACCGCCTACGCAGAACAAGTGAGTTCTATAGTCCTAACGCTGTGTGACTGCGCCACTCGGATGATGCAGATTTTCTTAGCCCGGCAACGGGCTAAGTGTGACCACTTGATCTGGATGATAACGAATCTTTCGCTTCGCTCAGAAAAGAAATAGTTGATGAGTGAAACGAAATCAACAGATCTCGCCGAGATCTCAGAACTGGTCAGGCCAATCTCGGAACAAGGCGTGTTGTATGTTGCCCGACACAAACTGATTGAAACTTCGATGTTTGCTTTCTAGTTCGCCTTGCAACGGAGCAACACGACGGAATGCATCGTCCATTTGCCCCATGTTTTTAAACTCCATTATGATCATCCATTCGGGCATGTCGGGTATGCTTCTAAATCCCATCTTGCACCGGGTGATCCTGTATGTTTCCATCTTGCCTTCGGCGATGAGATGATCAAAGAAACTTTTCATTCCGTTGACCCAGTCAAGGTCTGTTATGTCACCTTCTTTGTCTGCCCATATGGTGTATAAATCGCTCATGTCATTGGTCCTAACAGTTCAAATCCTGCTATCTCTTTTTTGTACAGATGCGCCTGCTCGAGGTAGAGATAACGGAACCCTCGTGCTTTATAGATAGCACACTCTGTTTTCATGGTTTCTATGCCAAGGCGCAGTCGTGGATTGTGATAAGTCCAAGCAAACTGATCGCATATGGCGTTTTCATCATCGTATCTTCGTATCAGACTGAATGCTACTATTTGGCCACGATCAAGGTAACCAATAACATCGGCCATGGGATCCAGCAATCTTGATTCAAACAAGGGCATGACCGATGCAAAGTGTTTGTAAATGCAGTAGGTCCTGTAAATCTCTTGGCACTGATTAATATCTTGTTGAGATTTGTCAAGATACTGCCACTTCACAGATTCGGTGTAATTGGTCAGTGAGAGATCCACTCGGGCAAAATGATAAGTCACTGTCGCGGATCCTTTCGTCCTTGGAACAACTCCGAAAGGTAGTCTTCGGGCCAATCCTTGTAGTAGCCTTTCTCTGCTATCATGCGAGCATGTGCATTGAGTTTGGCTAGAGGCTGCACAAAAGCGATGGCCCAGGTGCCTTGGTTCATGGTCACACCCTGCACCACTTCGGGTGACTCGGGATGATCGGCCAAGGCCAGGAGATCTCTGGCACACAAGAATCCTTGATTCACAGCAATGATCTGCTGATTGAATTCGTCGGGTTCAAACTCTGCGGGATCGTAGACCAAGGCCACGACATCTAGTTCGCCAATGTTGATATGCTGTAGATCTGTATAGGGATCGATCTGTCCTGGTCTGATCTCAAATTTGCCTTCTATTCTAGCACGGCGTGCGTAAGGGCATGGAGCCCAGCCCGACAGTGCAGGATGTGGTCGTTCCACAAATCCTGTGACCCAGGCCAAGATGTCCAATTGTGCTTGTTCAAAATTCATGCTAGAAAAAAGGCAGTCCGCTCTTCTTAGTTGTTTCAAGATTTTCTTTGATGATCTCGGAAACGATCTCTCGTTCGCCATGACTGAGATTCATGGCTTCGGTGTAGGTCAATCCTCCGCGCATGTACCAAACAAATTTCAATGCTTCTCGGCGTATTTCTTTGGACTCCTGATCCATGCCATCGACTAGTGCGACGATCTTTTGTTCGTCAGAGATCAGGAGCCGGATACGAAAAAACGAGCATTATCCAAGGTAAATGCCTGCTCGTATTCATGCTGGCAGGACTGACACCGCATCTTAAGCGGGCGTATCTCACTGACTTCTCTCATCTGGATCACTCGATCTTTGATCTGTGTGAACACAGCGCGATCGCACTTCTGCATGAACTCCAGGATCTGATCTGTTTCTTGTACCACGGCAGTGGGTGTGCGGATCTCTCTGATGCTTTGGCTCAGCACAGTGACCGTGGCCTCCATCATGGATCGCATCATGCGATTGATCTGCTGGACCTTGTTTTCGTCAGGCGTGTTGGCGTCACTGAGTATCTGCACTGTCTTCTGTTGCTCAAACTGCAACACGCTGTTGGCCGTGATTTCACGATAGTTCAAGGGGCGGAAATAAATGGTGAGATCGCCCACCACCAAGGGTTTGGCATAGTCATCGGACCGTATCTTGTCGATCACTGTGCGCAGATCTAGGCCATACTGGCTTTCCGATTGGCAGGCTGGACAAGTGGTATCGATGTCCATGCTGTTGCCATAGCTGGCGATACGGATACTCACCAGGATGGTGTCTAGATCACAGGCTGGTATGCTCCAGGCATCTCGGATGTTGGGTATGCAGCTCTGTATCACTGATGTCACGGCTTCACCGTTGAACAGCGCATCTGGTGTACGATAAGTGATCTCATCCATGGCTGTCATGGGATACACCGGCAGTTCACTGTTGGCGCCAAGATCCAGGCTGCCTGCGGGCCATCCTTTGCCTTGGCTGGGCAGTCGGATGTAGATGGCGGGCTGCCGGAAGAACTGGCTAAGTGGGTTGGAATTTGGGTTCATTTTTGCACCGATAAATAGATAACTTACTTATAGGCCAGGATTTTCACCGATCAAAAAGCATGGACGAGCGCGAACTAGAACAACTATTTGACAAATTCCGCAATGGCGTGGATCTCACAGATCAAGAGATGCGCAAACTGGGTCGCGGCACCAGCGAGTTTGGTAAAACTCTCAAGAGTGTAGGTCTGGATCTCACCAAGACCATGGGCGGATTCGCCAAGGGCCTGGCCGAGGGTGCCACTGACTTCAAGCAGCTGAATCCAGTGATCGATGGTGTTGTGGGCGGACTGGGCGAAATGGCCAAGGCCATACCCTATGCTGGCAATCTCGCGGCCGGTGCCCTCAAACTGGTGGCCGAAGGCAGCAAATTCATGATAGGCCAACTGCAGGAGGCCACCACTGCCTTCCAGGAGATCAGCAAGATTGGTGGTCTCACTGCACAGGGCATGTCGGGACTGCGCGAACAGTTCCTGCGATCAGGCCAGACCCTGCAGGGATTCCAGAAAACAGTGAGCGCCAATGCCCAGGCCTTGGCTCGATTCAGCGGCACGGTGGGATCTGGTGCCGAAGACTTTAGCAAGATCGTGGGCGGCATCATTGACAGCGATCTCGGTGACCAACTGAGAAGGATTGGTTTCACGGCCGATGAGATCGGCGAGACCACGGCAGGTTACATCGCCCAACAGACTCGGCTGGGCCTGGCACAGAACAAAACACAGGCACAACTCATAGCAGGCAGCAAACAGTACGCAGATGAGTTGGATGTATTGGCCCGACTCACAGGACAGAGCCGCGAAGCACTGCAGAAACAGCAGGATGCTGCACTGAGTGAAGGACGCTTCCGGGCCACCTTGGATACCCTGGACGAAAAAACTGCCAAGTCGTTGCTGGACTTCCAGAGCCGATTGGCTGGCGCAGGGTTTGGAGAGATGGCCCAGGGTGTGAGAGATATCACTTCGGGATTCACCCAAAGCGAAGCTGCCATAAAACTCTTCCAGAGCACCGGTGGCGAAGCAGCCAATATCATTGAGCGATTGAAAAACAACCAGATAGATCAGGATGAAGCCGCCCGATTGCTGCAAAGGTCCATCAAAGACAACATAGCGACCAATCGAGAATTTACAAGAGCCGTAGGCGACGGTGTGGCACCGTTTATCAAATACAGCGAGGCCAGCGACTTTGCCTCGGCCACCATAGAGAACGGCGCCATCAAAGCCAAGAAAGCTCAGGCAGAAGCCCAGGCTGGTACCGATGGCCTGACCAATGACACAGTGAGTGCCCAGAAGGCTTTGGAACAGATGGGTCGCAATCTCAACAACATGGCCTTCCAGGCTCTTCCCCATGCAGCCACAGCAGTGAATGCCTTTGCCGGAGTGCTCAACAAAGCCACAGCAGAAATCAGCAAGGAACTAGGTATCAAGCCACCTGCAGGAGCCGGGGGTGCGGCCGCTCCTGGTGCGGCCAAAGGAGGCGCTGGCGGTGCTGGCGGCGGCGGCGGCGGCGGAGGCAAACCCCACACCAGTTCACTAGGCGGCAGAGTCGCATCCGCGGGTGCCGGTGCAGCCGCAGGTGCTGTGTTAGGATCAGTTGTTCCGGGGATAGGCACAGCATTTGGCGCCCTTGTAGGTGGTGGCTTAGGATATTTTGGTTATGAAATGGCTGCCGGTGGTCCCAAGCCCGATGATGTATTGGACTCTC